GTATAGGCTGTACTGTAAATATTGCCGGTGCACCTTTATAATCGCTAAGCATTGTCGTAAGCTGCTGGTCATTTACTAGTACGTTATAAATTGCCTGCGTTAAAGCGTTCATCTTTTGGCCCCCTCTATGAATTTTTTAGCTATTTCTGCTTGGTTATTAAACAGTGCAGGTCTTAAAAACGGGCGCTCAGCTACCCGTTCAGTGCCTAGCTCCAGCTCTTTTGCATATTCTACGTTAGACCCCACGTAGCCTATTACTTCGTTGTCTGTAGTTTCTACTGCATGAGTAATGCTGCTTCTCAGCCTACCGGTATCTACCGCTGGCGGTTCACCAGGTGCTGAAGCTTTGTGCTCTTTACCATGTCTAATATAAGTCCTCCCGTGGCCTGGCTGAAATGACCTTTTCACTACTCCTTCGATAAATACTGTAGCGTACTCCATGCCACTGGTGGTCTTTTGCCTTAACCATTTTACTGAAGCGCCTAAGTCTATTTTTATCTCTACATCCTTAGCCATGCTGTACTGCTATCCCCTGGCATTCTAAGTGATGGCTTAAGTAACTGGGATTACTTACGCCTATTATCTCAATTTCTAAATCCCCATAGACTACTATGTCGCCACGGGTAATGCCTACGCTCGGGTCACAATATACTACGTGCGATATAGTAGCCTCCTCTTTAGCCGCTAACTCTCTCTCACTTATACTCGCCGGTCGAATGCGGCCTTTGAATGTTTTAACTTCCTGCCAGGTTTCTACTACTCCGCCCTGACTGTCCCTGGTTACTGTTTTACGTTTAAGCTTCAGCTCGTGGATATACAAATGCTCTATAATGCGCATTTCCAAGGCTCCAGTAACGAAATAACGCTACCAGGTACAATGTCTGCGCTGTAGCTAGCCTGCCAGTCTCCAATGCGTTCACTGGTAATACCAGGGCTGCGCTCTTCAGTTTCTAGTAAGGCCTTAATCACTAACAGGCATGCATATTCTAAGTCTCCCGGTAGGTCCCTACCTTCCTGCCCGGGCAGTATAAAGCCAGCTTCGTATACTACGTCTACGTTCAGTTCTTCTGAATTCGGGATTACTGAGTAGACTATATCCCAACTAAGCTTCGGCCTCCAGACCCAGCCCTTAGACCGGTACAGTATGCCAGCTTCGTCGCTCTCCACTTCGTAATCATCTACTGGTAGCCCGTCCACCGTTACACTCTCTATGTTCTTAATTGGTGTTACGCTCAGTAATAGTTTGTTCGTCCCGTAACCTGGTAGCTTCTCTTCGTATTTCTGCAGTGCAAATTCTCTGCCACAGTAACCAGCTATAATGTCACTTGCTACGCCAATAAGGAAATTAAGCTGGGCATCAGCCCCAGCATCCGAACTGATGCCCAGAAAATCATATACCATTTCTAAGGTCGTTAGCTGCTTACTCGTTGCTGGTACTAACACCTTTAGCATTTTTCATCACTTCTTCGCTTTAGGTTCGTGTACCATCTTGTCTTTTTCGGGATGATCTACAGCCTTTACTTTATACTCTACTGCTACACCACCATCTATTAGCTTCTTAGCTACCTCTTCTTCAAAGCCGGCAATTTCGCCTTCCAAATAAGGTGCGTAGTTTTTTACAAATTTAACTATCACACTAAGCACCCCAAGTTAACCCGGTAATTACCGCCACGCTTTCAGGATGTCTTACTGCAAAGTCGTGCTCAGCTATTACCCTAATTACAGTCTGGTCTAAGCTGTATGCCGACACCACATTGCCACCGGACACGTAAGCAGCTTCTGAAGAAGCATCGATAATTAGCTGAGTAGCTTCACCGATAATGGCATCTGCGAAGTCTACTAGGTACAGTTCGCTTTCATTCGTATTCGTACCTGTGCCCAGGTTTTCGGGTATCTGAGTAGTTACAGCATACGGGTAGCCAAACAGCCTACCAGCCAGCATCTCATCTCTAAATGCGTAATTACCATTACTATCCCTAAGAGCCATCAGGTACATCTCGCTGCGTGGAGACATTAGCCAACCTGGTCTGATAAATCTTACGTTATTCTTCTTCAGCGCAAGCACCGCAGCAGCAAGGTCATTGGTTACAGCCTGTAAAGTGGTACCGGTGGATGTTATCTTATTAGCAGCTGGAGCCCAACTAAATAGACCCGTAGGCTCTGTACCACCAGCCCCACGTATAAAAGCTAAGTCCTCTCTTTGTGCCATGGCATTTACTAGGTCATCTCTTACTATTACATCAGCGCTAGGATTAGAGAACCTAAGCAAATCGTTGCTGATAGGTACTAGAGCTGCTAGCTTCTTCCAGGTTAGCACCACTTCATCAAACGTTAAAGTGGTTTTACCAATAGCGGTATTTTCGCCAATGTACGTTGCCTGTGCTCCACTAGCCAGCCTCGGGATGTGCAGTGTACCGGTATCCATCGGTATAGTTACTGCACCCATCCTACGTACTACGCTAGCTGGCCTAAGTAGCTCAATTATCTCAGTCGAATATTCAGGTGGTACTATGTACCCGCCACTGGTAGGAGTGCCAGCTGATAGTGCTTTAGTTACCTCGTCATCGCCCCATACCTTCTTAGCATAAGCCGATGCCTTTTCTACGTCTCCCTTATTAGCTGCTAGTGCCCTAACTATTCTAGCTGCTATTACGCCCTTCTCTCTAGGCTGCTCTTTCTTCTCTTCAAACAACTTATTTGCCCACTGGGTTTGCTGCTCCTTCAGTGGCTCAACGGTCTTGCCCACGATGTCTTCTATAAGTTTCTGCAGTTCTTCAACTGTTAATTCTCTTGCCATTTTATAACCCCCCTTAATCTACTTTGCCTAAAATCGGGTTTAATACATTTTTTATAGCTGTCTCCAGTAATGCCTTCAGCTGCTCTACATCGTCTAACGGGTTCTGCTCCGGTTCGTCCCGTGGTTCGTCGTCTGCCGTTTTTACTATTATACCACCCTCTTTATCCTTATCATCATCCTGCTCTGGCTGTTCGTTCAGCTGGGCCAGTACTTCATCCAGAAGATCCTTAGCTTGCCTAATTTTCTGTTCGTTTGCTTTAGATAAAACCCTACCAGCTTTCTGCATCGCTTCACCTCCTACGTACTTATCTACGATTTCCTCTATACTTGCAAATTCCGGCGGCTCTCTATCAAACTCCTCATAATGCTTAGCCAGGTGGTTATAAACCCCCTTTTTATCGGCTTCGGGTATATTTACCCCACCCCTGGCACCCAGCAAAGCTGCCATAGCTGCTGCTACAGCTCTCCAAACTACTGCATGCTGGCCACTAGCCTTATGGTGCGGTAATTTATAGCTGCCTTTAATGTCTGGATTATCGCTGTCATACCAAGCACACATTACTTTCAGATCTTCTACATCAGCTTCTGCTACCTCCCTGGCTGCATCCCACTCTTCATCTTCTGGAGCTTTAGGAGTGCCATCTGGATGTGCCTGCCCATACGTGATTACTCCTTTGTTCACCTCAGCACCTCCCTTCTGTAGGGTATACATTCTTTTACCTTTAAGCAAATTATAGATCTGCTCCACGTTACTCTTCGGGATAAGAATGCCATCTTCGTCTTCTGACCACTCATCTAAGATGCGTTCAGCCCACTCTTTTAGTGGTGTCACGTTTATACCTTTACTCTTAGCTACCACTAAAGCTTCAGGGTTAGCTGGCACTGGCACGCACGAAAATTCTAATAGCTCCTGTTCTTCAAAGTCTATGCCTTCTTTTCTGTCATTACTGGGCTGCCACTTAATCGGGTTAAAGCCGACTGATGTAGCCTTCATGAAGCCATCTCTATAAAATCTATAAACCATGTAACCAAACGGGTACAGCTCCTCTGGCGTAAACTTCGCCCGTGCCCTTAATGCGTTGCCTTCTACCCATATAGCTGTAGCATTTGCTACCGGCAAGCTCTTATAGTCATGTGCGAATAGTACTACCGGGTTCTTCATGTAATTGTCCACCTTCCAGCCAGCTGGGTTAATCTTGTCCCCATCCCTGTCCACGCTACCAGTGCTAATAGTAAAGTCTAGTGTCAGCTCTTCTTCTAATTGCTTTACTTCAGCATTAAACTGTTTTCTGACTATAACAGCGCTCACTGGCTGGTTACTAAATACCTTCTGCTTAAATTCTTCAATGTTCATTACTATTTCGTCCACTGTTCCACCCCCTTTATGATAATTTTTTTAGCTCTTCCATCACAGCGTTTTGCTGGTCTTGGAATGCCTTTTTAACAGCTGCACTCATCCTACGCTCCCAGGGTATACGTGTATTCTCATACTTTATCCAGGCCTTCGTTCGCAGCTCCTCTGTGCCATACATGCTCTTGCCTTCAAATACCGGAGCCACAGTGCACCTGCAGTTAATGTCTTCTTCTGGCTCTCCACTATCTCCTGGGTACATGGCTTCAGCACCACTGCCTAAAATAAATGGCTCGTCTATAGGCACGATCTGACCGTCAGTTTCTAAGTGGCTTTCTCTTACCCGTTCATCCCGTGTAGCCAGCCACTCCTTCATTTCTATGCCTACCTGCTTCATGCCTTCGTACCCGCCGAAGTTAGATGCCCTGACTGTTTCAGTCCTAGCTATGGCTTCAGCTCTCCAGGTCTTTGCTTCAGTAAACACACTAGACACCCTGTCCATCAGTTTCGGGATGCTCTCCCCGTTTTTAACTCCTTCAATCAGTGTATCCTGTAACCGGCGCCTGGTAGTCTGGTTTATGCCCTTCACGTACTGTACAGCTTCAGTATCTAAGAAGTGTATTACTCTCGGGTCTAGTAAGTCAAACCGGCCCTCTATGCCTATATCATCAATGGCCTGCTGCCCGAACGCTTCTACTACCTGAGCGTAGATTGGCTTCATCCGGTCTATTAGCACCTGTTCAGTAACCAGCTTAATTAGCTTTTTAATATCATCTTCGTTAAACTGCTTAGCTATCTTTTGCTGCTTCTCTGGTTCTTCTGTTTCGGGCTGTCCAGTTTCCTGGCTCGCTGGTGGTGCTGGCTCCTGGCTAACTAATTCTTCTGCCGGTTCAGCAGACCCACCTAAGCTGGGAGATGGGTATAAATTAAACGGGAGCATGTATACCTGGCCCTTATCATCTGGTAAAGGTTCTAACCCCTGAAGCTCACGCCACTCATCTACAGTTAAGCTCCAGGGCGCTGACTGTGCTGCCCTTAAAATAAATTCTCTGTCTTCAGTTACCGGTGATTCGTAGTCTATTACTAGCCTGTCATCAAATTGTGGCACTAGCTTTTCCTGAAAGATGTTACGTAAGAACTCAAGCCTAGGCACCAGCACCCATTTAGCAAACAGATAATCTGCAGCTTCAATCGTTGCCCTGTTAGAATTTTCTATTACTCCTACTATTTCGGGCGGTACACCAAACACCTGCAGTATGGTGTCCCGTTCGTATTTTCTCAGGTCTACTAGCTGCATGTTTTCAAACGTCTGCGATAATGCCTGTACGTCTACCTTCTTAGATAAGAANTAAGGCTTATAAGCCCTCCAGAACCCCTGGTTCTTACGTACCCAGTCTTCTTCTAGCCGTGCCGTGTCTGCTGGGCTTAATCNATCAGCACTAATTATTACGTCTGGCCTGGCCCTATTAAAGAACCAGCTTTTTACGTGCTTGGCTGCGTATTCGTCAGTTTCTAATTCGTCTGCTAAAGCTCTACCAGTGCCACTGCCCCTAGCGTACGGGTTTACTGGGTTCGGGTCATTAAACCAAATAATCTCACTAGCCGGTATCTCCCCCTGCCAGCCTACAAAAGAAACCTTATAGCTTGGATGTTCAGGAGTAGGAGTGCCTATTACCCAGTCTGGTGGCAGTATCCAGTACGCCACCGGTACGCCTAACCCGTTTCTTTCAAGCAGCCAAAATGCTTCACCTACTAAATCCAGGTAAATCTGCGTTAATTGCCTAGCAGTAAATCCAGTCAGGTATTCACTTGCCTTATCTAGTAGGTCCAGTAACGGGTGCTGGTCTATCTCTTCTAGTACTTCTTCCTTCTTTAAGCCTTCGTACATTTTTCTTCTAGTGGTGTAATCGGCTCTCTGAAGCTTAGCTGACTTTATGGCTTTACCATTCTGCCTAACCACATATAGCTGCCAGGTCGTGCTGGCCACGCTACGGGACACTTTATTTGTAACTGCCCGAAGCCAGGGCATTGTATTGTACGCATCTAATAACTCTTTTGTACCTCTCTCCGGCGGTAGCCCGTACGCTCCAGTAAATAATCCGGTAAATAAATTATCTGCGCCAGCTCTACCCGTAAATAAATTAGCTGTAGCTTTGCCCCATAATCTAAGCCTCTCAGTGAATGTCACCTGTCCACCCCCTTTCACCATAATTGTACTCGCTCTCCCCTGAGCCTAATTAAGGCCTGTGTCATGGCATCTACCTGGTCATCATGCAATCCATTTGGGAATGCTGCACATTCTTCTATAAAATCATTTACCCAAGGTGCATTTTCTGGCAAGTACACATTGCCTGCTTCAATCTCAGCACTGACTGCTGCTACCCGTGCTACTTTACTGCCTTGTGGAGTGTAAGGTATTAATCCCGGTATTTCATCTTTCAGATATTGGATAACTGCTGGGCCATTTGCTTTATCTTCCACTATCTTAGCATATGCTTGCGGGTATTTTGCTGACAGCATCTTTACTGCCGCTATAGTGCTTGGGAAGTCTAACTTATCTCTCACCTGGTCTACTAAATACTTATTGGCTCCCTTACGTGCCCACACTTGGCCTACTACATAGTCGCTCTGATCTGTACCCGTAAATGCCATGTCCCAGCTTTGTATGTACTCATCAATGTCACCAGGCAGCTCTTTGTAGAACTTCCACCAGTTACGTTTTATCATAGACCCTTCCTCTGGCGCTGGCCTCTGCTGGTACAGAGCAGCCCACCAATACGATCCAAGCGTTTTTTCTATTTCTTTAAGCTTATCTACATCATACCGTGCAGGCCATAGCGCTTCTCCTTTGCGCCTCACTAGCTTGCCGTCGTAGTACTCGTCTTGCGCAGCTACTGCCGGTAACGATATTAGCTCCCACTGCTCCCCGCCACTCTGCATCTCTTTTAGTATCCTACCAGCCAGGTCATCTTCATGCCACCTGGTTTGAATAAGTATAGCCCTTCCACCTGGCTCTAACCTGGTGTATGCCGTAGACTTGTACCAGTCCCAGGCCTTATCCCTAAGGGTTTTACTGTTTGCCTCCTCTGCATTTTTTACTGGGTCGTCTATTATCAGTAAGTCTGCACCTTTACCCGTAATACTGCCACCTACACCGGCTGTGTTCATACCACCGCCATACTTGCTTATCTCCCACCGGTTACTAGCTGAGTTATCTTCTCTAATACTTACCCCGTACACGTCCTTGCCATAGCGTTCTAAGGTGTCTCTAACCTTTCTACCCCACGAAGCTGCAAAATCGGCTTCGTAGCTAGAAAGGATTACTCTCTTATCTGGGTTGTTGCCTAAAAACCAAGCTGCGAAGTAATGCGACACTACTGAACTCTTAGCATGCCTTGGGGGCATGAATACCATTAACCGGGTTATTTTTCCTTCAGCTACGTCCATCAATTTATCGTTTAATAGCCTCAAATGCCAGTTATGCACATACCTACTCCCCATCTCCAGCTTCATCAGACCCAGCGGCATCGTCCTGGCTAAGAAGTATTCGTTCAAACAGCTGGCTAAAAAGCTTTCTGCTTTCTTCGTCAGTGATGATTTTTTTGGCGGCCGNNAAAAAAATCATCACTGACGAAGAAAGCAGAAAGCTTTTTAGCCAGCTGTTTGAACGAATACTTCTTAGCCAGGACGATGCCGCTGGGTCTGATGAAGCTGGAGATGGGGAGTAGGTATGTGCACAACTGGCATTTGAGGCTATTAAACGATAAATTGATGGACGTAGCTGAAGGAAAAATAACCCGGTTAATGGTATTCATGCCCCCAAGGCATGCTAAGAGTTCAGTAGTGTCGCATTACTTCGCAGCTTGGTTTTTAGGCAACAACCCAGATAAGAGAGTAATCCTTTCTAGTTATGAAGCCGATTTTGCAGCTTCGTGGGGTAGAAAGGTTAGAGACACCTTAGAACGCTATGGCAAGGACGTGTACGGGGTAAGTATTAGAGAAGATAACTCAGCTAGTAACCGGTGGGAGATAAGCAAGTATGGCGGTGGTATGAACACAGCCGGTGTAGGTGGCAGTATTACGGGTAAAGGTGCAGACCTATTGATAATAGATGACCCAGTAAAAAACGCAGAAGAAGCAAACAGTAAAACGCTTAGGGATAAGGCCTGGGACTGGTACAAGTCTACGGCATACACCAGGTTAGAACCGGGGGGCAGGGTGATACTGATCCAGACTCGTTGGCATGAAGATGACCTCGCTGGTAGGATACTGAAAGAGATGGAAAACGGTGGGGAGCAGTGGGAGCTAATATCGTTACCAGCAGTAGCTGAACAAGACGAGTACTACGAAGGCAAGCTAGTAAGGCACAAAGGAGAAGCGCTATGGCCTGCACGGTATGACGTAGATAAGCTTAAAGAAATAGAAAAAACGCTAGGCTCGTACTGGTGGGCTGCGCTGTACCAGCAGAGGCCAGCTCCAGAGGAAGGGTCTATGATAAAACGTAACTGGTGGAAGTTCTACAAAGAGTTGCCTGGTGACATTGATGAGTACATACAAAGCTGGGACATGGCATTTACGGGTACAGATCAGAGCGACTATGTAGTAGGGCAGGTGTGGGCACGTAAGGGAGCCAATAAGTATTTAGTAGACCAGGTGAGAGATAAGCTTGACTTCCCTAGCACTGTAGCGGCAGTAAAGATGCTGTCAGCTAAGCACCCACAAGCATATGCTAAGATAGTGGAAGATAAAGCAAATGGCCCAGCAGTTATCCAGTATCTGAAAGATGAAATACCGGGATTAATACCTTACACTCCACAAGGCAGTAAAGTAGCACGGGTAGCAGCAGTCAGTGCTGAGATTGAAGCAGGCAATGTGTACTTGCCAGAAAATGCACCTTGGGTAAATGATTTTATAGAAGAATGTGCAGCATTCCCAAATGGGTTACATGATGACCAGGTAGATGCCATGACACAGGCCTTAATTAGGCTCAGGGGAGAGCGAGTACAATTATGGTGAAAGGGGGTGGACAGGTGACATTCACTGAGAGGCTTAGATTATGGGGCAAAGCTACAGCTAATTTATTTACGGGTAGAGCTAGCGCAGATAATTTATTTACCGGATTATTTACTGGAGCGTACGGGCTACCGCCGGAGAGAGGTACAAAAGAGTTATTAGATGCGTACAATACAATGCCCTGGCTTCGGGCAGTTACAAATAAAGTGTCCCGTAGCGTGGCCAGCACGACCTGGCAGCTATATGTGGTTAGGCAGAATGGTAAAGCCATAAAGTCAGCAAAGCTTCAGAGAGCTGATTACACCACCAGAAGAAAAATATACGAAGGCTTAAAGAAGGAAAAAGTACTAGAAGAGATAGACCAGCACCCGTTACTGGACCTACTAGATAAGGCAAGTGAATACCTGACTGGATTTACTGCTAGGCAATTAACGCAGATTTACCTGGATTTAGTAGGTGAAGCATTTTGGCTGCTTGAAAGAAACGGGTTAGGCGTACCGGTGGCGTACTGGATACTGCCGCCAGACTGGGTAATAGGCACTCCTACTCCTGAACATCCAAGCTATAAGGTTTCTTTTATAGGCTGGCAGGGGGAGATACCAGCAAGCGAAATTATTTGGTTTAATGACCCGAACCCGGTAAACCCGTACGCTAGGGGCAGTGGCACTGGTAGAGCTTTAGCAGACGAATTAGAAACTGACGAATACGCAGCCAAGCACGTAAAAAGCTGGTTCTTTAATAGGGCCAGGCCAGACGTAATAATTAGTGCTGATGGATTAAGCCCGGCAGACACGGCCCGGCTGGAAGAAGACTGGGTGCGTAAGAACCAGGGATTCTGGAGGGCTTATAAGCCTTATTTCTTATCTAAGAAGGTAGACGTACAGGCATTATCGCAGACGTTTGAAAACATGCAGCTAGTAGACCTGAGAAAATACGAACGGGACACCATACTGCAGGTGTTTGGTATACCGCCCGAAATAGTAGGAGTAATAGAAAATTCTAACAGGGCAACGATTGAAGCTGCAGATTATCTGTTTGCTAAATGGGTGCTGGTACCTAGGCTTGAGTTCTTGCGTAACATTTTACAGGAAAAGCTAGTGCCACAATTTGATGACAGGCTAGTAATAGACTACGAATCACCGGTAACTGAAGACAGAGAATTTATTTTAAGGGCAGCACAGTCAGCGCCCTGGAGCTTAACTGTAGATGAGTGGCGTGAGCTTCAGGGATTAGAACCTTTACCCGATGATAAGGGCCAGGTATACATGCTCCCGTTTAATTTATACCCATCTCCCAGCTTAGGTGGGTCTGCTGAACCGGCAGAAGAATTAGTTAGCCAGGAGCCAGCACCACCAGCGAGCCAGGAAACTGGACAGCCCGAAACAGAAGAACCAGAAAAGCAGCAAAAGATAGCTAAGCAGTTTAACGAAGATGATATTAAAAAGCTAATTAAGCTGGTTACTGAACAGGTGCTAATAGACCGGATGAAGCCAATCTACGCTCAGGTAGTAGAAGCGTTCGGGCAGCAGGCCATTGATGACATAGGCATAGAGGGCCGGTTTGACTTGCTAGACCCAAGAGTAATACACTTCTTAGATACTGAAGCTGCACAGTACGTGAAGGGCATAAACCAGACTACCAGGCGCCGGTTACAGGATACACTGATTGAAGGAGTTAAAAACGGGGAGAGCATCCCGAAACTGATGGACAGGGTGTCTAGTGTGTTTACTGAAGCAAAGACCTGGAGAGCTGAAGCCATAGCTAGGACTGAAACAGTCAGGGCATCTAACTTCGGCGGGTACGAAGGCATGAAGCAGGTAGGCATAGAAATGAAGGAGTGGG